TGTACTCGTATCCAGCCCAGACGAGAGAGGCGCTCTCGGTGAGTGCTAGACCTCGCGGGAGAAGGTCGGCGAGGATCGCGGTCGTCCCGTCGATCCGATCAACCGTGACAAGGAAGAGCCCGTCCTCATCGGTGACGAGGAAGGCGCGACCCGACCTGGCGCCGATTCGCCCTGAAGCGTCAGCGCTGGCGGAGAGGGTGAGAGTCCGCCGATCTCCTCCGAGAGCTGTCACCGTCGCTGACGAGTGAACCGCTGTCATATTCGACGCGGCGCGCGTCGTTCCGTCGGGAAGCGTATAGGCGAGAGTCGGCGTCGCGGCGAGCGGATAGGGCGACTCCCACTGGAAGACAAAGTCTTTGTTTTGAGCTGCTTTGATCATCGACTTTCCCTCGCCTTCCGGTTCGCTTGTCTGACTTCCGCGTCGGTTCCGCGTTCTAGGTTAGCCGATTCGATGAGCTCTTCGGAGACTGGCGACCATGAGTGTCGGCAATTATATCCGCCTCCTCGCGTCAACACTGGCTCCAGCTGATAGTTTCGCATCTCTCCGACCTGTGTCTGCGTGTAGACCTTGCCGACGATCACTCGACAAAATGAGCGGGTGATTCCGTCTAGCGGGCCGGTGTAGAGATAGTGGTTTAGTCCAGCTTCTTCGGCTGCGATCGCGGTGAGCTCGCGTCCGTAACTGGTAATCCTTGTTCTCGCCTCTGTGATCTGACGACCCTCTGCGGATCGGAGAGCAGCATCGAGCCCGCTGATAACATCAGAGGGTTCCAGAGTAAAAGCGGCGCTTGAGAGCGCGTCTCTGACCGATCGCTGAACATCGGGCAAAATGACGTCATCGTAGATCCCCGATATTGTCTGATCTGCTAGGGCTTGTCCGACGCCTCCGATTTCGGAGGCCGAGAAGCCTTCTTCAGACGCCAAGAGGAGTTCCTCGACATTCGCGAGGGTCTCTCTCTCCGCGTCAGTGATCTGCATGATGGATGAGGCGAGGCCATTATCTAGGATCCACGCGTTCATCTCATCGCGGCGCATCCGGCGAAGCTCGTCGAGTCCACCGCGCGCGGCAGCTGCCTTCACTGCGTTCACTATTTCCGCCTTGCTTCTTCGGAGCGCTCGACGGAGATCCCGATCGAGCTTCGCCTCAAGCTGTAGTTGAGCTTTAGACGCGCGGAGCACCTGAAGCAATCGAGCGTCCGTGGCCCGCTTAATCTGGCGGGTCAAGTCGTCGATCGCTTTCGCGTCCGCGTCCTCTGCGAGGTGAATGTGTGAAGAACAGTGAAGACAGCGCATAACTATCTCTTAGGTGAGGCAGTTATAAAGGAGACGACCGCGATCGCCGTCGACCTTCTTGAAGAGCTGGACGTGCTCACCCCAGACATGACGACGGACGAGGTCGAGAGAGTCGTACTGCCCAGCCTGAAGGCCCTTGTACATCATGTTGAGCGCCGCGACTGGCATCGCCTTTACGCCGCCGCTCTTCTGTGCGACAGCGTCGGAGCCGCGCATGATGTAGAGACCGATCGTCTCACCGTCCCAGATATTCGCCTCGCTTGAGGACGCGCCAGGGATCGCGGTCTCGCGTCGAGCGCTACCGACGAAGACATTCGGAATGTTGAGGACCGAGCGAAGAACCTCGATCACTGCGTCATTGGCGAGGATCCGATTTCCGCTTGCAATCCCGCTGGAGGCATCGCCAACGAATGAACGGATCTCTGGATTCCGAGCGAGAGCGCGGAAGACATCATAGCCTAGGACCATCGTATCCGCGACGATCCCATGATTCGCAGCGCGGAGCGTGTCGAGCTGCTGATGAATAAACGAGAGCGGCTCGGCGCCGGCCGCATCAAACGCGGTTGACGTTCCAGCCACGTCGACGTTGTTTGTGAACTCTGTCTGCGAGAAGAGAAGATCAGCACAGCGCTTCTCTTGAGCGAGGAGAAGAGCGCGGCGGACCTTGCGCGCGCTCCGCTCTTCCTCGGAGCCTGGATACTGTGAATCTTCGATATCCTCCATCGCGATGGAGTCCTCGAACGAGTGGATCTCCGCCTTGAAGGTGAGGCTTGAGCGATTGAAGGAGGAGAGACTCTGTCGGCTTGCGCCTGGAGAGCGTCTCGAATCAGCCTCTGGAGCACCCATGAAAGAGCGGGTCTCCTCGACGAGGAGGGTTCCGCTGCGCTCTGGGACGTCGACCTGCTCCATCACGCGGCCAGCGATGAGCTGGCTATCGCTAGGAATCGCCTCTGCGACGATGTTAGTGAGGATCTGATCGACTGGATGGAGATTGCTATAACTTGGACGAGCCATTTAAAGGGCCTCCTTAAGCGAACTGACTAGCGCCGGTGAAGATGATCTCGATCTCATCACCGTCGGCGTATGCAGTAACATTCTGGTTGAAGATAACGCGCGCGACCGCGTACTCGGTGCCTGCACCATTCGCCCAAGGGATGAGGCGAGCGGTTGCCGTCTCGACCATAAGCAGAGAGTGAGTCCCAGCGGTGAGAGTGTCGCCGGCGAGAGCCTTGGTGCGACCGAAGATCACGACCTCGACAGCGTCGCCAGTGGACGCGCTGCGCTGTGCAATCCCGTCCGCCTGCTCTCCGGTGGTTCCGTCAGCGAGTGCAGCTTTGCCGTCGCTATTGATGACGACAGCCTGAAGAGCGGTGATCGCTTCAGCGGCGATCAGAGTGATGATATCTGAATTTCCGAGACGGCTCATTTAGCCCTCCATAGCAGCGAGGAAGAACTCGCGATCAGTGGTTCGAATCATGTTGAGAGCCTCGCTGAAGCTGACGCTCTTCTCGGCGGCGAGAGTCTTCGCGCGCTCTGCGAGGGTTTCGCGGTTGATCTGCTCACCGCTGGCGCCGTGACCGACCTCTCGGAGAGAGACGACGGAACCAGCCTTGCGCTCGCAGAACATCGCCCAGAAAGCGTCGTCGCCGCTCTGCGCTTGGTTCCAAGCCTTCTCCGCGAGTGCGACCTCGGCGGGAGAGATCCGACCAGAGCGGACGAGCTCGTCGACGGCGCCCTTGCGCTTAACGCTCTGGTTCTCCTCACGGAGAGCGGTGAGCTGCTCACGAAGAGTAGAGACCTCGGCGAGAAGGAGAGCAGAACCTTCGCTCATCGCGTAGTTCTTCTTCTCCATCATCTCTTCCTTGTCCTCATCCTCGGCGAGGCTCTTCTTCTCCTCGTCCTCGGCCATCTCTTTCTTGTCCTCTTCCTCGGCGAGCTCTTTGGGCTCTTCCTCGGTAAGACGACTCTCCATCTCGGCGACCATCGCCATCTTCTGAAGCAAGAGATCGACGAGGTCGTCCCGCTCCATCTTCATCAGGTTCTCACGGGTCTCCATGAGGTTAACCTCCTCGGTTAGTAGAACACGGTCGACCGAGCTCGCTGTTTGCTGCGGTCGGGGGGTAAGGGTGACAGCGAGAAGCTGGGCGCCTCCTGTGGGAGCTCCGCTTTCTCTCGCGTAGACTTCGCCCAGGACGAACTCCGGCGACGACCAGAGTGAGCCTTGAGCTTCAGCGACTGTTTTGAGCCCGCGCTCGTTGTAAGCGGGGATAGCTATCAAACACTGGCCATCTTCGGAGAGGCGAAGGTCGACGATCTCGCCGAGCGCTCCTCCGGTTTCTGGAGTGTTGGCGCCGTATGAGGGAGAGCTCTGGTGATTCCAGTCGATGATGACTGGGTCGCTCTCCTTGCGTGCCTGGTAGACTCGAACGATCTCCGCGAGCATCGCTGGCGTAACCTCGGCGATAGTCTCACCGCTCATCCGAGAGGCGACGGTTCCCGCGCGGAGCGTGACGAATGGTCGCCCAAGCTGCTGGCCATCTTCGACGACGACGGTGAGGCCATCGAGGTCGATCTCCTCCGCTTCGGAGAAGGTGAAGGCTCTCTCGGTTAACTTGTTCTCATCGGCTGCGTTCATCTGTCCGACTACCTTTCTCGCCCAAGCGAAGCCCGCGTCGCCGCCCCAACCGTTCCAGGCTTGCCAGCCCTTTCCTTCCTCGTCCCAAGTCTCGCCCTTCTTGTCGACCTCATGGCGCGTGAAGTAGTTGAGCATCCGACGAACGGTCTCCGGAGAGAGCTCGACGCCGTTCCGGAGATCGCGAGCTCGCGCGATGCCGACCGCTGTCATCCCTCGTTGCGACTCTGGTTTCTCCGCGCGTACCTTCAAGGCGCGCGCCGCTGCTTCTTGAGCACCCTTTGGAGGCTTGAAGTCGATATGGGCGTATTTCTGGGGGAGCTCCGCCAGCTTCTCACTCGCCTCTTTCGCCCTGTGTTGAGGATGCTCTTTGGGGAGGAGATCGAGGTCGGTGTCATACGCCTTCTTTCGCTGTCCAGTCCCAACGAGCTTTAGGAACGCCTTGACGCGCGCGAGCGCCCACTGATCGCGAGAGGTGACCGATGGACGGTGAGAGGTCGAGAAGGCTCCAGCTCCGCGCCTGTACACAGCCTTGAGCATCCCAAGATCAACACGACGACCAGCCGCCTCGTGCTTCTCGTTATGCTCGTCTCGGAGATTCTCGAGCGCCTTCTCGGTTCGATCCGAGACCTCGATAGATCCGCGCGTTCCTGAAGCGGAGCCCTTAGGATTTCGCTTTGATCCGGTCCGCTGATCCTTCTTCGGCGCTGGGGTCTTGGGGTCATCTTTGCGACGCTCCGCGAGACGCCTGGCTTTCCGCTTGAAGCTCATTTCATCCCCCTCTTCATCGCTCGATAGCGCTCACTTAGAGCGGTCGCGCCTCCACCGAGACCAGCGCTGACGCGGTCAAAGTAGGTCCGCGCCGCTTCGTCTGGCAGTTGACCCGCGCCGATTCTTTGACGAATCGCGCGCTCTAGATCGTCCTCTGGAGTGAGCAAGCCAAACTGAACCAGCGGAGCGAGAGAGGAGAGACTCTCGGTGAGCTCATCAGAGTTGAGACCAGAGTGAACGAGGCGAGGGAGCTGTGAGACTGAACACTCGCCATAGTTCCACTTGATCAAGCGACCGATCGTTCCTGCTCCTCTTCGGTCGATCCCGCTGACAGCGCTCGCGACTTGGTCGCAGAGATTGAGCGCGGAGCGACGGAAAACGGAGAGGTGAACCTCGCCGACTGATCGCGACCCCGTGTCGGTCGTTCCGAGATTCATGAAGCTCGCGAGGAAAGCGGTCGCGAGTTGGTGGTCACATTCTTTAATGGTGGCGAGCGCGTGAGTCGAGTCGAGCTTTTGCTCGCCGAAAGTGGCGAAGCTAACCACGGGATTATCGACCAGATACGATTGCTCTTGAGCGATATACGCTTGAGCTTGCGCCGCCGCGCGGTCGATCATGTCGTCGATATCGGTGTCAGTCAGTCCAGCCGCTTCAGCCGCCGACCGATCAACAGCTACACGAGGAGTCGCGACAGCCCAGCGCTCCATACCAACGCCGAGAAGGTTCGCGGTGCGCTGCTTGAATCGCCACCACCACCAGGCTGGACGAAGAAGGCCGCGCCCCTCGAAGTTAGAGCCGGTGCGGTTCAGGGTGAGGAGGAGCAGCTTGCTCGCTGGGATCGGCTCCGGTGGGAGAGTGTTCCCTCGGAGCTGCTGGCAGACCGCTTCAAGGGTCTGACCGTCGAGCGACTCCCAACGAAGGTGGGCGCTTGGCTCGCGGTCGGCGTAGAGGTCGAGCCAGACTCGCGGCGTCCCGTTCTCGTCGTCGGCGATCTTGTACAGCTCTTCCGCGTAGCGATAGCCGATCGGGGCGAACTCCCAGAGATATTGCAGCTGCTCTTCCCAAGAGAGGGACATCATTCCAGGGTAGCCGTCGAGCCCCCAACACTCGTTCGCGTATCGCGCGAACTCCTTCGACTGGGCGTCATCCTCATCGCCAGGCACCCATCGCCAAGACGCCTCAAGAAGGGTCTGCTTCAGAACACGCCAAGAGGCTTGGACGATCGGATCAGTCGCGAGCATCTCCTCCGCTTCGCGTACCCACTGAAGACCAGTGAGGCGGAGATTTTGCTCTTTGCCGGTGATTTGTCCGCCGGAGAGGTAGGTTCCGGTGATCCCTCGCGCGCCGAGAGGGGGAAGCGCTGGAGCGCCCTGATAGGGCAAATCGCGCCTTCTTTGATAGCCTGTCTTGTACGACATAGAACCTCCCAAGTGTTCAGTACCATAATTTCGTTCAGTATGAGAGACAATGATCCTATGAAGCTCAACCCATTACAGAAGGATCTTGTCCGCGCTCTCGTCGATGAGGAGACCTTCATCGCGGTCCGCGCCGGATGGGGATCAGGTAAGACGAGCGCGCTGGTCTTCGGTCTGCTCATGATGAGCAAACTCCGCCCTGGCTCGTCGTCTCTGCTCATCACTGACACGGCTCCGAGATATCGGACGGTGCTCGCTCCAGAGATTGAGAAGTGGTTAGGGCCGCTCGGCTGGCAGTGGAATCAGTTGAAGGGGACGTGGACCGATCCCTCGACGGGCTCTTCGGTCTGGTGTCGCGCATACTTCAGACCAGGCACGCGCGATAGCAGTCACAACCCGCTTGAGGGAATCAACGTCAGCGGCGCCGCTTTCATCGATGAAGCCCAGACGATGAGCGAAGAGGTCGCGCAAAAAGCGCTAGGTCGTCTTCGCTCTGGACCGTCGCCCATTCTCGTCATGGTCGGCTTACCAGTTGCCGATGCCTGGTGGGTCCGGATGGCAGAAGATAACGGTTGTCAGCCGATCTATCACACCTCATTCGCGAACAAGCAAAACCTAAGCGCCGCTTGGTTCAAGGCGACCGAAGCGCTCCCCCCTGAAGAGCGCGCGGCGATGATCATGAACGAACCGCGCCCGCCGACGGGAACCGTTTATCCAGAGTGGAGCGAGGAGAATATCGTCGACGGTTGGAAGTATAAGCCGACGATGGAGGGACGGATTGCGATAGACTGGGGATTCAGAAAGCCGTCGGTCCTCATCATCGCTCATGATCCAGATCTCGGAGCGGACATCATCTGCGGAGAGATTAACCCTCATGAGGTGACGCTCGAAGAGCTCGCGCGGTTGATCCTCGACATCGCTTGGCCAAGGAAGCACAAAGCGTCGGCGCCTGGTCCGCGTATCTGGCTGGATGCTGGATGCGGTGACAAAGCCGGAGCAGCGCGGAACGATCAGACCGCGCTCTCCTCGTTCCGCGTCCTCTCCGGAGCTCCGCCGCGCGGGATCGGTCTCCGCCTCCGTCATACGACGTCGCCAGTCCGCGTCGACATTATCAACGGAGTGCAGCGCCTCAAGCGCTCGATCTGGCGACGGAACTATCGAGTGACCCGCGAGGTCTGGGAAGCTGGACGCAAGGCGAGCGGCAATAGCTTAAGGAAGGCGTTGGAAAGCTATCGTTGGGACAAGCGCAAAGAGTCACCAGTGAAGGACGGCAGAGAAGACCCGCTCGACGCTCTCCGATATGACTGCATAATGTGGCGATGGAATGACGACGAGGCCCTCGAAAAGAAGGAGAAGCCGCGCCGCTCCTACTCTCCACCGAAGAAGAAGCGAAAGCCTTGGGAAGGCGCCGGAGGATTCTAGCTCTTGTCCTCTCCTCCAAGGATATCGTCGAGCGGCGAGCGCTTAGACAGCGGCGTCATTGTCGCCGGTATCTGGGGAGCTCGTTCGCCTGGTATCCATCGCGCGACCTCTTCTGGGATCGAGCGTTCGTCCGCTAGAGACGCGAGCTCGCCGAGTCGCTTGTCCTCTGCGAAGACGGAGAGCTTGGAGATCACTAGCGCCTGAAGCCCTTCGTGTTGGCGCCGGAGGATATCCTTGTCGATCTGCGCATCGCGAAGACGAGCGATGAGCGTGTTCCGATCGTCGGAGAGCTCTTCGATCTGCCCCTTCAGCGCGGCGACGTCATCGGGATCGCGACCGACGAAGATCGAGATCGCCATGGAGATCGAGCCAACTAGCATCCCGATGATCGAGGTGATGAGATCCTTGTTCTTGTCTGGGATCTCCAAGAACGTCAGGAAAAAAATCAGCCCCACGACCATCGTCAAGAAGATCAGTGAGGCTAACCAAGAACGTGCTGATTTTGACATGAGATCCCCCCTATCTGTGGAGGCTCACTCTACTCGTCTTCGCCTTTTCCGACGAGGCCGCGCGGCGATCCAGAGCGCGAAGGCTAGGAGGAGACCGTTACTCATGAGGCTGCCTTTAACTTCATGTCTAAAACGACGAGCCTAAAATCCTCTTCATCTAAATCGACGGAGAGAGAGAAGGGAAAATAAAGGACGCCCATTTGTCCTTTGTGATCCGATCGCGTGCTTTCAACTAAGTAAGCTTCGTGAAAGTTGTTGAAGTAACTTTCTGGAATGACTCCACCATACCAGTCTCGAACAATGAGCCGCCGATCAGCACAGAAGCCATAGACCCCATCTGCATGGGCGTAGACGCCGTCGCAATCTTCCTCGAATAAGCCGAACGAGTAGCCCTCGTCTCTATCTATGGCAGCCTTCACGATTTCATGCCGCTCTTCTCGCGACATGAAGAACATCTCTTTGCTTGTGTAGGTCTCTTTGGCCGAGACCGTCTCCTTGAGAGACGTATAAGATAAGGGGTGAATCCGCCGACCGATCTGCTCTTTCCTCCGCTTGGCCTTGCGCTTGAAGCTCATAATCCCTCTCCGACGAGCTCCGCGACGATCAGCCGATCGAGGTATTCGACTTGCTTCGCCCAGGCGTCGCGCTGCTTCGCCGCCGCTGTCTTCTTCGCCTTGAGAATCTGTGGGCTCTCCCCCTCGACGAGCTCGCGCGCCTCGATCATCCCTTGAGTGATCTGGGCGACGACGATCTCCTCGACTGGCGTCCCCTGGTTGAGTAGCTGGCCAGCGATTCTGACGATTAATTCGAGGGAGTGGTAAGCGGTCTTTCTTGGGTCGACTTTGCTATCTTCCACGCGATCCCTCCTCTCGGTCGAGGAAGCGGACGTCATACGCGACGACGCGCCAGTCCTTCCGCTTCATCCCTTCTTTCTCCCACTCGTTACTCTTGAGGCGCCCACGTACAAAGACGCGCGCCCCTTTCCGGAGATAGCGCTCACACGTCTGGGCAGCTGCACTCCAGACCTCGACGCGATGCCACTCGGTCTTCTTCTGCTCTCCCTTGCCGATCGAGGTCGCGACAGAGAGGACGCAAAACTCTTTGCCCGCTGCGGTCCGCTTCAGTTCAGGGTCTTGGCCAAGGCGACCAAGAAGGACAACATCATTAACCAAGGAATCCCCCTTTAAGCTCTCGACGGAGAGCGATTTCAATCGCGTGCTCAATCCCGAAGAATCCGAGCGAGATCATGGTGAGAGCTCCGTCAGATAGAAGCTGCTCATTGACTCCGCGCACCCCCCAGCGCGCGACCTTCTTATGACGGAGAGCGTGTGAGATCTTCGTCGCGTAGTCAGCTCCAATCGTGTTGTGGATAACGCCCGCGCCGAGCTCTTGATACTCCTCGCCGATTCGACCGGCGAAGCGCTGCTTGATCTCCGTGAACACTGAATAAGCGGCGTTTAGGAAAATGCACCCATCGGGATATTCTCGCCCTGGCGGGACCCAATAACCAACGCTCTCTTCCTCGTGGTCTCCATCCCATCGCCACTCTGGAAAGCCGGTCTTTCTCTTTCGGTTGTCATGACCGGGCGGTGTTTTGTTTTGGCCGGAGACACCTTCGAGCTCGCCTTGCTTTGCCCTAGTCTTCTTCGCCGCTGTCCTCTTCTTCGCGCCGCCTGGACCGAGAACATCATTAAATCGATTGCCGTATTCGCTCGCGAGGCGCTTCCGATACTCGTCGATCTCTAGATTATTCGCCTTCTCCGCGATGAGCTTCCGTTGTTCATTCAGGAGATACTCTGGGAGATTCGCTCGGAAGTATTCGCCGAAGGTGGCGAAGTCGGGAGCCTCATGAGTGTCGTTGTTCTTGAGAGCGGTTCGCGCGGCGTTCTGGGTCAAATTGCTATCTTTGACCACGATATAAAGGCGAGACCAGATACTCTTTTGATGGATACCAAAAGCCCGCCATGTCTGCGGGTGGCTCCTGTGTTGGAAAAGCTCCCCCTTATTTTCAAGCGCTATAAAACCGCTCCCGAAGCTATACTGCCTCATGCTCTTATTGAATTTCAGTAAGAACCATTCGATCGACACTTGGTCATCTCGGACCAAAACCCCAGAAGACTCGATATACTTTTCGGCTAAGCCAGATAGACTCTTGACTAGGTCGGTCACTTGATTGTCGCGCGATTCACCGTATGCGAAACGCGAGATCTGTATAGGTACAGTTAGCTCTTTGTACCTTCTCGATAAATATCTGTTGTATTCATCCTTGGAGGCTCTTTCTTTTAAGATCTGCGGATCATAAGTGTTTTCAAGCTTCTTGTTCCCCAAGAGTAGGACAGCGGATCCGCTCGCGTGATTCCAGTCTTCTCGCAAGAGACGAAAGTCGACCCCATACTCGTAGCCCACTTCTTCATAATACTGATCGAGGGGCAGAACTTCGACGACGTCCTCTTCTTCGTCCCAGAACTCGCGCGCACCATAGATTCCCGAGCGTTGTTCATGAAGCCAGACCAGCGCGCCTGGATCGTCTTCAGAAGTCCATGAGACGAAGACGACGCCGAGCTTATTCCAAGGGATTGTCGAGGTCTTCGCGCCGATCCCGTAGTTCTTGTCTACTCCGACCTCTTTCCCGCTGGACGAGAATTTGTTTAAGAACTCTCCGAGCTCTTCGACGCTCATCCCCTTGCCATCGTCTTGGATGAGGAAGCGCTTGACCTTGTACATCTCGAAGCCCTGCCTCTCATAAGAGATCTTGATCTTCGAGGCGCCTGCTTCGATTGAGTTCTGGACGAGCTCGCGAACGAACTGAAACTTGTCAGAATCCGAGTAAATAATATCGACGAGATTATTTACGCCGGCCTTGCCGATGCGCATATCCCCCATGTTGTAACCTGTCTCCAGCCTTGCGCTGGACTATGTTTAAATGAGCCGCTCCGCCTTAGTGCAGAACCGGAGCGGCTTCTAGAATCTCGGTTGAGATCGCGACAGTGATCTAGCAAAGAATGATCTCAACCGCGTATCCATTAACACTATATTAAGACGAAGAAAGCAAGGCGAAAATGGAGCTCGACATCTACGGCGACGGGATCGGCCTGGTCCAGTATATCGATCACATGGGAGACGACCGACGAGCCGCCGCGTCGGCGCGCGCATCATTCTCGAAGGACCTCGAGGAGCGACCGGTCGAGGACGATCAGAAGCTGATCTTCTTCTTGCTCCGTCATGGTCATACGACGCCTTTTGAACACTCGTCGATTACGATTCGGATGACGGTTCCGCTCTTCGTCCGCGCGCAGATCTTCCGCCATCGAACCTTCAGCTTTAACGAATTGAGCCGCCGCTACACTTCAGCGGAGCTCCGCTTTTGGTCGCCGCGCGAGCTCCGCGCACAAGCCAAGAAGAACCTCCAGTGCTCCTCCGAAGAGGTGATCGACGATCCAGCTCTTCTGGAGAGCTTCGCCAAGCATAACCGCGCGAGCCAAGATCTCTATTATGACCTGATCGGTCAGGGTGTCGCGAGGGAGCTCGCGCGGTCGGTTTTGCCCGTGAGCTCATACACTGTTTACTGGATGAGCGGAAACTTGAAAAACTGGCTCAACTTCTTTCACTTGCGCCTTGCACCCGACGTGCAACCGGAGACGCGCGAAGCGGTAGAAGCAGCCTTTCAGATCGTCGAATCACTCTTCCCGATGACGACTAGCGCTCTTCGGGAGCAGGGATATCTGAAGGCCCCAAAGTGATCGCTTCCGCGTCTCGTCGATCCATTGGGTGGAGCGCTTCGCATAGCTCGATGACGCGGTCGATATAGTTCGGCGGCGCGTCCAGTGATAGACGCTCTTGGATCTTGCGGAGCTCCGCGCGCGCCCTGTGCAGCTTGGCGGAGTGACTGGGGAGGTAGATCGAGATCCCTTGAGCTTGTGCGGCGAGAATCCGGTCGTCACTCATCGTCGGTTTCCTCGTCGTCGGTCTCGCGGAGCTGCGCGAGCATAGACAGAACCTCTTTGGTCCCGTCGCTCTTCTGCTCTTGGCTGATCTGGATCTCTCGCTTCTCCGACCATCGATCAGGGTGGCGCCTGGCGAGTAACCACGCCGCCGCGCGCCAGTCACCCGAAGAGC